CTGCCAGAAATTTATTACTGCCTCTTTTATGCTGGCTTCGTACTCAGCGTCTCTCCAATAAGTAAAGCAGGCATATTTCCAGCCACTAAATAACACTGGTATCTCAACATAATTAGCGTCAGTTAGCATTGCATAATAAGCAACTTGTGCTTTGTAATATTCTGGTATTCCGCTCTCCCATGAAGAAATAGGGGCTTTTGTTGACTTTGCTTCTATTATGACATTTGCGCCAATAACTTTAGCGTCAATGTTAGCCCGCATGAATGGATATTGCTTATCAACTATTGTTGGAATATTAGTGTTAAGTTCTACTTCACTGCGTTCTGCATATTCTTGTAGTATGTATTTCTCAACACGTACTCCACGCTGCATATCTTCTGTCGGCTCTTCAAGTACAAGCTCTGGACTAGTTTTATCGTGGTAAACTTCTAAAGCCGTGCGAAATGGCGAGACTCCTAGGATAGATGCACAATCAGAGCCTCCTATTCCTTTCTTACGATCTAGTAAAAATTGTTCTCTATTCATGACAAACACCTCCAACTAAAAACTGACCTTTTCTGTAAGCAAAAGTATGATTGTAGCTAACAAGTAACCTTGACCCTACTTCTACGTCTTTATCTAGTTTAAACATGTAGTAAGGAGTTGAATTACTTTCTGACTTGAGAATATGAACTGACCTTTCGTGCTTGCTCAAACCCTCAAAATAACCTTTGTAGATAAATTCTTCTGTACTATTCATTACTAAGCCTCCCAAATTTAACATTTACTAAATGAGTGCCGCAATTAGCTTTCTCGCCAAGTTCAGCCTCTATATTGACTAAGTCTTGCGGGGATAAATGGCTCATTAATTCTGGGTAGTCTCTGCATTTGATCAGAAATTGATTATCGCTTGTAAAAACATAATAAGGCTCAAAGTTAATTGGCTGATAATGGCTAAATATGCCAGTGAAATTTATTTTAGTATGCATAATAACCACCCCCAGCTAACCTATCTAAAATTAAACCTTCACGTTGTAGCTCTTGCTTGCGTTCTATTTCTTCTTGAATGCCAATTGGGTCGTAGCCGAAGTAATGCCACTCTATAAGCCATTCGTCAGCTTCCTCTATAATGCTTTCAAACTTGCATATTTTGTCTTCCAGATCATGCCAGTTTATGCATTTTTTGTTGTAAGGAATTTGGTACTCGTCAGCTTTGGCAAGTAGTTCAAGCTCTACTTTGTCAAATTCAGCATTTAGCTCTTCTGACTTGCGAGCCATATAGTTTATTAACTCTACGGGAACTTCGCCATTTTGAACTTTGGCTTCTGAAAAACGTGGTATAATAGAAATTTTAGCTTGTGTATCAGCTTCTATTTGCTCCTGTAATTCATTCGGATTGGGATTGTTAGTGTCGGCTGTTATGCCTAGTAGTTTTGCTTGTGCAAGCTGTGTGCCAGTAAATATAACTTTACCTACGGCGGAATTGTTGCTATTATGCATTATATCCTCCTTAATTGGATGTGTTATGTCGAAAGTAAAAATATTTTTATTTTGAACGGTGAAATATTTTTACAAATCACAAAGAATATTAAAACGTTTGAAGTTTCTAAAGGCTTCAGGCGTTTTTTTATGCCTTGCTTATAAGGCAGTATAGTATAAGGAATTTATATTGTCAAGTATTTATTCAGTATAAATACAGAATAATATTATAATTTAATTTTTTTGTATAGGTTGATAGCTTCTTCTAGCTTTTGGAAATTAACTTTGTAAGAATGAGGCTGGTCGGTTGATTTTGTAATAACACCTTTTAATTGTAAAGTTTTTAAAGAAGAATATATCGCTGTATGAGATAGATCTAATACGTCTTTTAAAGTCTTTGCTGGAATCAAAGCTACTCCATCTGTTTCAACTTTTAATATTTTTTGTAAAATAGTTGATTCTGCAGAAGTATATAATCCCACATTATTTAGAGCTTCAATTAATAATTTATGATCGATGTTAGACATTTACACAATAACGCTATTTACATTTGTATCAACATAACAATACTACCTTAAAAATTCAAGTAAAAATACTTGACAGGTAATGTTCCGTAAATTATATCTACCTTATGGTAAGCAGAAATACCTTACTCGTACAAGACAATACAAAAAGGTAAACATTATGTAAATGTATTTTATGAATAAATAGTATAGGAGAAAGTTTTTAATCCCGCCAGATGCAAATTTTCTCAAACATCCAAGCCAGTTGTTGCAACTGACTGACCACCCGTTTTTTACTAACTAAAACTAACAAGTAGGTATAGTTAGAATAGTAGAGTAATGCCTATTAGTCAACACCTATTTGTTAGTTAGACGAAAATATGAAGTTTAATTAATATATAGTGAGGCTATAGATGTGGCATACGCACAACAAATAAACCAAGAGCAAGAAACTCTAGTAACTGAACCAAAATTAAAGCTAGTTCAGAAATACTTACCAGAAACAGAAACATACCTTAGTTATAAATATCGTATAAAAAATCGTAGGCATGTTCTAAAAAAGCTCCAAAGGGCTGGCGTTGCAATAAAAACACAAAAAACAGACAAGACACGCAAGCTGCACCCTAAAGCAACTCTCATTGCCGAAACTGTCCTCAATAAAATAGCTTATGACGGAGAGGAAGAGGTAATACTTACACATAAATATTTACATACAATTACTGACTGTTTAGCAGATCAGAATAAAAGGCATATAAAACAGCTAGATAATTTATTTCATGCAGAATACGAAAGAGCTTATTTAAAAGACGGCAAGTTTTATGAATATTGTTATGTGTTCAAATTAAACCCAGCAATTACCGAAGAACTAAAGAAAGCAGGTGTATTAGAATCAGAATTCATCCCAGCAAAAAAGCCCCGATCTATAAATAATAAGAATATTTCTAATGAAATTAAAATAAGATCTAGAGCTAATTTTTCCAATAGTAATTTTAATTCTAAAAATACAAGCACTGAACTTGTTGAAAATTCGTCAGGGGTAGCAAAAGGAATTAGTTTAAACTCTTCTGCTAATACACAAACACTGGAGCAAACTGAAACGCTTCATGAGCCAGAAATTGTAGAAACAACAAGCCCTACACCCGCAACGGTTACACCTATACAGGTCAAATCACGCCCCGCAAATAAACGTAAAACTAGAACACGAGAGGAGCAAAAACAACGTAAAACTTGCCATGTCATTCGTAATGGTTTTCTAGGCGGAGGCAAGCGTTTAAGCGAGGTACAGCCGTATTTGACAGACGAGATATGCGAAAAACTACGATCAGGTTCAGGTAGAGCTTTTACCAATAAAGCGATCAAGGAGATAACCAAAGCAATTGCAGCTAGTGAGCGTGGCAGGCAAGCATTTTTTTACCACATTAACGGGCTTGTAGCTTACCTAATACCAGCGTTGATACGAGAAAAACGAGATCCGAATAAAGTTGGTGGAGAGAATTATTATACTCTAGCTGGTATGACTGCGGAGGATAAACTATTGCATGAGAAGGAAAAATACCTCAATGAGACTGAGAGCTCCGCAATCTATGCAAGGTGTGATTATACGCAGTATAAGGCTCGTATAGCTGGGCAATTTCCGATCAACCTAGCCTATGACTTGCTCACAAACATGGTAGAGGTTAAAAAAGAGGAACACGTCTTGAAGGTTACAATGCATCAACCAATTACTTTAGGTGAGAATCTAGTACAGTCGTTGCTGAATCATGCAAAAGGCATTGGTGGCTATGCTGGAGTTAATAAATTAGAGTTTGTGACAATAGCTAGTAATTGTAATTTCAGAGAACCAGAAAAGGAGCAAGAGCCAGAACTCCCAAAAGGCAAATGGGGGAATATTTGTACTGAATTTGTAGCAGAATTTGGCATGGAGTTATATAAACACTGGCTAAAACCTTTAAACGTCGTTGAGAAAGAAGGCATTATTGAGCTTTCTACAAGTAGTGGCATGGTTAGAGATAGAATAGAGCAGACTTATTTGTCGTTTTTGAGTAAAGTGGCAGCAAAATTTGGAATAAATAAAATGGAAATTAAATTATGGAAAAGCAACGTAAAAGTGTAGAAACAGAATGGGAAAATAGACCATTTGAATATCAGGACAGAGTAATAAATATAAAATTCTCTGATATAACAAAACAAAATGAAGATTTTAGGGAGATTCAAATAAATCAAAAAGAGCAAGAAAATATTAAAAATTTATACCATGAATATGAGCAGTGTTACTTACCGAAGCAGAATAAAGGTAAATTTACACCTCAACAAATTGAAAGTTATTTTAGTCAAGTTGATGCAGTGATAAAATCAATTAAACATTGTGTACAAAATATTCAATCAGTCTTTAAAAAACATAGTGATTGCTATAGTTATATCCCAATAGATAAGGGAGAGTTTGTAGATTTTTGGTTTCTAAAAGTAAACGATCTTATTTTAGAAGGTTTTGATAAAAAAGATTATGGCAAAAAACTTCTTACTGAAATGCTAACCAATGCTAAATATTGCGAAGAGCATAGGCGATATTTTCTTGATGCTTTAGATACTATGTATGAAGTTTTGATCATATCAGAAAAAGCATGGAGAGAAGAACGTAAAAAAAGTAATACAAGCACAAATGATATAGATCAAAAATATGTAAAAATTTTGCAGAGTGGTTTTATTGATTTATTACTTACTTCAACCGATAAAATGGAAATGGAAGTAGACCCAATAACAAAAGCAAAAATAATCACAGCCACTAGTCCGAAAACATCCTTAGATATTATACTGAATGGATGTAATGTAAAGTTAGCTCAATCTGAATCCAAAATATTAGCAGTGATGCTACAAAAAATAACTGATGGCGAAACTAGAACAATCTCAATCCCCTTGAAAGAATTAGCAAGCATATTAGGGAAAACTAATATCAAGAAGGCAAGAGAATCCATTGTACTGTCATTCGATAATCTTCTCAACACGTCAATAAGAACAAAAGGAAAAGATGTAAAGGGAAAGTTTTCTTATTTAGGTGCGCCGTTGATTTCAATAGCTAAAATTGAGAACAGCATAGTGTACTTTAGATTTAATGAAGAAGGAATAAAAGGATATTTATTAAGTAAAAGTAATATTATGCCAATAAATAATAATTTATTTTCTATAACATCTAATAGAGTTAAAAACCCGTATGCATGGGCAATTGGCTGGAAAATTAATTTTCAAGCTAATTTCAATCGGTATAAGGACGAGAAGCCAAATAATGTTTTTTCTATAAGTATCAAAAACTTATTGGAAGTATGTCAAAGATCAGGACTGCCTAGCTACAAAAAAGTAAATAACACGTCTCAACACATCAGCAAATTAATTATATCGCCAATAGAAAGAGATTTAGACCTATTGATAGATATAGGGGTAATTACCAAATGGCACTATGAGGATAAACAAGGTAATGCGGTGCAAGATTATATAGAAATAGCAAATGATAATCCAGAAAGCGATTCGTATAGTATAGAAAAAAATAAAAAGTTTTCAGAATGGAAAAAGAGAAAAATAATTATAGAGTTGCCACAAGAATATTTAAAACAAATTCCTAAATTCGATAAGAAACAAATTAAAAAAACAGACGAAGCTGCCAAAAAAAAGAAAGTAATAAAATAAAAAAGGGTCACCAATTGAGCAAAAGGAGGTTTTAAATGCTAACAAAGTTAAATAATATTTATTTGCGCCATATATCGAAAATCACCCCCCAGTTGGTTCAGTATTGACCCCCAGTTGGTTCAGTATCGCCCCCCAGTTGGTTCAGTACATCGCTTCAAATTCATATGCTGAAAACCTAGTAATCATATGCTATTGAGGGGTGTAAATTTTTTTTGCTAAAACGCTTTAGTACTTTTTAGTACATTTTAAGAGCCTTTTCATACGCAGGGGCTATGAAAGGCTTTGCTATGATAGCAATAGGCCTGTAAAAAGAAATTTTCTTTTATAGGCAATGTCTAATTTTAAAACAGGAGATCATTTATGAATCGATCAGAGGCAAAAGAAATTGCTAAAACAAGGCTGCAAGAATATTTGCAGAGAAAAGGAATTAACACACGTAAGCCATTTAGGTGTTTAAGCCATGACCATGAAGACAAAAATCCTAGTATGAGTTATGACTCAAGTAGAAATAGAGTGAAATGTTTTGGTTGTGATGCAAGCTATGACATATTCGACTTAGTAGGCAATGAATATGGAATATCAGATGAGAAAGATAAATTTGATAAAGTTTATGAAATATTAAATTTGACTGTAGAAGACACAAATGACAACCTTTCTTTAAAGGCTAAAACATTATCCGTTAGTAAACCAGTTTACACACGGGAAACTGACGATAAAAAAATAGACTATAGTACATTTTATCAAGAAGCTAACTCTAACATAAGTCAAAAGTTATCTGCTGATTATTTAGAAAAAAGAGGGATTAGTATAGAAACAGCTAAACGATATAATTTAGGTTATGTGGAACAATGGACTTTGCCACAATCCTTGCAAAAAAATACAAGCGATGGAAAACCTAGTTACCCCTCACCAAGATTAATAATCCCAGCTAGTATAGATCACTACACAGCAATAAATGTAAAAACAAATCAAAAACTCAAAATAGGTAAGGTAAGAATCTTTAATATAGAGGCAACCACAGAAGATAAACCTTGTTTTGTTGTAGAGAGCGAACTTGATGCTTTAAGTTTTCTAGAGCTTGGATTTAATGCAGTAAGCGTTGGTAGTACGTCATATGTTGATATCTTTTGTAATGCTCTTCAAAAATTCAATGCTAAATCACCTCTTGTAATTGCCTTAGATAATGACAATGCAGGAAAAGAAGCAAGCGCACGTTTAGAAGATAAGCTAACAAAAATAAATATTAAGTATTTTACCCCAGAAGATATTTATCATAATTATAAAGATGCAAATGAATTTTTACAAAATGAAAAAAAACTTTTTGTAGAAAAAGCAACTACTGCTATACATTCTTTACAAGAAGAGATCGATATTAATTTACAGGCTAGCATAGAAGCAGAAGAGATCGCAAGGCAGGAATACCAAAAGATTACTGCGTATTCTGCAATTAGTGATTTTCAAGATTATATACAATCTAGACGAGGGAAAAAATATATTTCTACAAGCTTTGAGCAATTAGATGATAAATTAGGAAATAGCTTGTTTGAGGGGCTTTATGCAATAGGAGCAATAAGTTCTTTGGGTAAAACAACTTTTATACTACAGATTGCAGACCACTTAGCGAAGCAAGGCCAAGACGTGCTTTATTGTTCGTTAGAAATGTCCAAATATGAATTAATGGGTAAGAGTATTAGTAGAGAAACGTCATTACATTGTGCTGAGCATGACATAGACACAAGAAATGCAAAAACTATAAGAGGTATTTTAGATGGTCGTAGATATGATAACTACAGAGAAGAAGATAAAAAAGTAATACAGTCTGCTACTGATAACTACAAAGCGTATTCTTCGAATCTATATATACATGAAGGAATAGGAGATATAGGTGTAGAAAAAATTAAGTCTTTTATAGAAGAGCACATAAAATTTACTGGCAATACGCCTATACTAATAATTGACTACTTACAGATAATAGCCCCAGATAATCCAAAAGCCACGGACAAACAAAATACGGATAAGGCAGTTTTAGAGCTGAAACGTATAAGTAGGGATTTTAAAACTCCAGTAATTGTTGTCAGTAGCTTAAATCGTGCAAGTTATAAGGAGTCAATAACCATGGATGCTTTTAAAGAAAGTGGAGCTATTGAATATAGTTCCGATGTTCTAATAGGTTTGCAGTTAAAAGGAGCAGGTAATAAAAATTTTGATGTCGATGCAGCGAAGAAAGCTTACCCTAGAGAAATAGAATTAAAAATATTAAAAAATAGGAATGGAGAAACTGGGTCAACAATAGAATATCAATATTACCCTATGTTTAATGTATTTAGTGAATGTAATAAAAAATACTCCGCTGTTTTTAATTCTGGGTAACAAAAAAAAGATAAGGGTTATTTGTGCGATAAGTTGATCTTTGTTTTAAGCAATATATAGTAAATTCAATGATTAAAGCAAGTCAAGCAATTAGCCCTGAATATACATCTAGCTTAAATACAGGAAATAGACACCTTATAATTAGATAAACGAACATGGAATTTGATATTACTTCTTTGTTAAAAAAAGATAGCCTAACAGGTGATGAAGTAGGCAGAATTTTTTTGCTGCAAGAGTTATCAATTGTTTACAAAAATAAAAGCCTTGTTACAGATCAAGATATTAGAATATTATGCTCCAAACTTAAAAGCCAAGAAGATTCTGAACATTTTGAATGTTATAAAACTTTTATTAACTGGTTGCACATTAGTTATAATGCTGCGAGAGCTAACTCATATCAGGCATATCACTTACTATCTGAAGTTAAAAATAGATTGCAGCAGACAATTTATGCTGAACAAATTATAGCTGTCAAGAATGCTAATACTCAACTGGATTCTATAATAAAGTCCCTTTCTGTTTTTGATGAATACAACACAAATTTCACTCTTCAACATTATTTATCTGTTTCAAGAGACGCTCTGAGAATATGTTTAGCTCGTGTTATGACGTTCAATACTGCGGTTGAATTGTTTGCTGATTTTTTTGACATAGTAGAAATACAAAATGTTTTTACTGTAAAAACAGAACATTTTGAACATACTTTGATGCGTTTGAATAACGATGTAAAAAAGTTAAAATCTATATTAACTGGGGATAAGGACATAAGGAAAGTAAAAAAAATGCTGACAAATCAAATATTCCCAAAACTCAACATTGTGGATTTAGAACCGACAGAGCCTTGTATATTACAAGCAAAAGAGTCTTTGCCTCATCTATTTAAACAGCACAAAATTAATTCCATAATTAAAATATTAAAACCCGATAACGATGCCGTCTGACCTTTTAAAAACTGAATTAGATATAAAACACAATCAAGCAAGCCAAAGTCATAAATGGTTGGTGCAGAACAATGTTACTAATAATATGTCAAGAACCTTTGTATCTGATGGTATTGAGATCGATAACATTACCGGTCATGCAAAATTAGCAAGGGGTTCTTTTACTTTATATATTCATCAATATAGCGATTTGTCAGTAAAAGATCTGCGTGCTTCTTTCTTTAGGATGATTGATATTATTTTAATAAAATTTTCTGAAAGTTTTACCCCAAATAAAGCAATAAAAATAAAAGTAAGAGATTATATGAAAATGTGTAATCTGGACAGTGTAAGGCATGCACGAAAGCAATTAAGAACAGATTTAGATATATTTTATAGGTGTTCAGTATCATATCAATCTCAAAAGGGCGTAAAATCTGATGAATGCAAAGAAATGCGCTTGTGTCAGGATTATGATATTAAAAATAGAGAGATGATTACAACGTTAGGTGACAAATTTTATGACATGTTAAGCTCCAATAACATGAAAAGAATGTTGATGCCCATTGTTGTTTTACAATGTAATTTTAAAACAAATCCTAATAGTTATTCCTTAGGTAGAAAAATAACAGAGTATGATCGTATTAATTTTAATAAGAATCATAATAATGTTATTTCCATAAAAAGCCTTCTCAAAGAATGTCCTAAGTTAAAAGATTGGGAAAAATCACAGCAGAAAAAAAGAGATGTGGTTCAAGCTTTTAATAGGGATATGCATTTTCTAGAGGAACAAATACGCTGGGAGTATTGTAAAGCTAAAGGAGAACCTCTTAATGATAAAGAACTAGAACTCATTGAGAACGATGATTTTAATACTTTTATAAACCTTTATATCAAATATGATTTTACAAAAGAGTATGTAGATTTAATGAATACCCATATAAAGCCTATAAAATCAAGAACTGCAATCAGTAAGTCCAAATCCTAACAGTATGGTAGCAATTAATTACTGTATTTTTTAGTTAAATAAGTATAAAAAAATTTACTCCTGTTAGATAAAAACGTACACTAACCGGCAAGAAATACCAAAAAACGTACACTAACCGGCAACAAAACACCAAAAAACGTACACTAACCGGCAAATCGTTTTTTTGAAGCCCAGTCTTCAATAGGGCTCTAGAGGGGCATTTTTCCTAATAGATACTTAATAGTATCTTAAGAGCATTTCCCCGCCTTCTGGGGAAAGCGTGGAATGCTTTTTTTTAGCCTCTAAAAAGAATGCTAGCATGTTCTTTCTTTTATCGGCCTCAAGATACGATGGCGGATTTTGCACTTACCCATATATCGCACAGACCCTAGCCGTTATGTAGATCACCATAGCAGAAAAACCCATACATTCCATTCATTCAGTAAAAATTTAGATGTGGTATAATAGAAATTAATTAAATAAATTGTTCTATGACTGAAAATACTACCAAGAATAAAGGGGGACGTCCTCAAATTGAATTAGACGCACAGCAGATCAGAGACGTTGAGCTTCTGGCTGCATTTTTACCTATTACAAAAATAGCTGATTATTTTGGTATTAGCGAGGCTTCATTTCATAATTTAAAGAATAGAAATGATCATGTTTTTAGAGCTTACAAGCGGGGGGTAGCCAAAGCCCATGGTCATGCAGGGAATATTCTAATGAAGTTCATGCAATATGATGGTGAAGATACTGCTCAATTACAATTGAAGTTCCAAGCAGCAAAGTTCTATGCACAGACTAAAGCTGGTTGGGGTAAAGAAGATCCTAAAGTCAAATTCAATATTCCTGATGATACCGCTCCTGTGGATATTATAAACACTGTAATTTCTGAAATGCGTGAAGGCAATCTTACTTTAGCGGAAATTAAGCAGATTCTTGACGTGGCACAAGTCAAGCAGCAATTAATATCCCTACAACCAAAAGAAGATACACCAGAAAATAAACCCTCATTGGCGGAATGCCTTGAAATATCCGACAAGCTACTTGGAGCGCATAATATAATGGAATTACAGCGAGAAAATAGAGAGCTTAAAGAGAAGCTTGATGCGGTTGCTAATGCATAGAATTCAATACAAATATAGTTTCTTATGCTGTATATGTATTTGCATATTAATTAATACGAGAATTTTATATGCAAGAATTAAAAATAAATGAAGAATTTAAGAATCTTATTAGACCTCTTACGGAAGACGAATTTGAAGCTTTAGAAGAGAACATAAGAAAGGATGGTTGCCGTGAGCCGATTACCGTATTGGAAGACCATACCATTATTGACGGGCATAATAGATATAAAATATGCCGTAAGCATAATATTGAGTACAAATTTTTTAAGTTAAAATCTTTAGACACCGATGCTGATATCAAGCTATGGATGCTATACAACCAGATTGGCAAAAGAAATTATACTGCTCCTGAGATGATAGAAGTTGGTTTAAAAATCGCAGAGCAAAAAATAATTCGGGGTAAGGAACGTCAATTGGCTAACCTAAAGCAAAATTCTGACACGCCACAAACGGCAGAAACAAGCCAGTCTACCGAGATGTCAGATTTGACATCTCGGGATGAAAAAAGTCGTGAACGTCGTGCTTTAGAAGAGGCTGCTAAAAAAGTTGGTTATAGTTATGGAACTCTTTATAAAGCAAAGAAATTATACGAAAAAGCTACTGATGCAACTATAGACCGACTCAGAAAAGGCGAAATTTCAGTAGACAGAGCTTACAAAAGCTTAGGAAAGAAAACTCCTATATACCAAAAAGGTGTAGATGATGTTGAAAGCGTTGGGACTAAAGGCATAATACCTCTTAATGCTGAAAAATTAGGGGCTGAATTTGTTGAGTCTGTTTTAAAAAGGCATAAGATAAGTAATGAACTGGAATACATACTTATTTGTCAGGAACAGGAGTGGGAGACTGCTACACCAATCTATCAGCAGACTAATTTATCTTTTGATAAAGCTTCTAAGTTATGTGAAAAGTGGATTGCCTCGAAACAAGAAAAATAAAAATTACAAAAAAGCGGTTCTATTCATTTGCTATAAAAACATACTGATCACGCCACATAAAAACAGTAAAAAAAGCTACTAAAAATACCTTGAACAGTATACAAAGACTGGTTTTTATGGTATAATATAACTATGTTCAATTAATAAGAAAATTGTATGCAAGAATTGCAATTTGAAACCGAAGCTGATGTTAAGCTGTGGATGATCAATAACCAGTTCAATCGTCGTAATTTGCCTATAGAGACCAGAATGAAGCTGGCATATAGGTTTAAGGAGATAGAGGCTGAGAAGGCTAAACTGCGTCAGTCAAACTTGTCTAATTTGAAGCAATTTCAAAATGATACTACTGATACACCGGCTAGCCTACCAGTAAGCTCACCGGAAGAAAAAGGAAAAACCTTAGAAAAACTAGCTCAAAAAGCAGGGGTAAGTAGAGCTACGGCAGAACAATACGACGCCATCCAACGCAAAGGCACAGAAGAACAAAAAGCGCAAGTTGATTCTGGCGATTCTAGTATTAAGAAAGTCTATACTCAAATACAGCGAGCCGAACGTTTAGAGAAATACCAATTATTAAATCAATTACCAGAGGTAGCATAATGAAAAATTATATAAGCAATCCAAGTGAAGCAGCGCATTTATTAAGAACTTGTGGAGTGGCTATTATGTCCTACACTGAACTAGAAAAAGTGGTAAACGAAAAGGCTAAGTTCCTTATGAGCCATAATATTTTAGGCTGCCAATCAGAAGTTATGAAGCTAATCGCTAAAGTAACTGGTGATATAGGAGTAGAGCCAAAATCAATAGGAATAAATTTACAAAAGCCTATAAAGCACATCGCACCTGATATCTTAAAACTAGGTAATAGTGTAATCCGTTATAGAAATGCTGTGTCTGAACTAATAGCTGAGGAATTATTTACAACTAATCCAGAATTAGCGGAAGCGGACAAGATCATTTTATCCTTCCCAGAAATTATTAAAGATAATCCCAAAGTTGCAAAACTCCGTAGAAAAGTATTTTTTTCTCTAAAGGAGCATGCTAGTAAAACGCTTAATACAAATGGCGATATGGATAATATCAATCTCAGCACTCAGCGTTGCATTGATAAATACTGCAAGTCAGTAAATGAAGAATTGCTTTTACTCGCACTGGATAGAGTTTAGAGGTTGTTATGTCAAAAATACATAGCGGCTCATTCAAAAAAGGTCAGAGTGGTAACCCTAAAGGGAGACCCAAGGGAGTTTTAAACGATAAGACAGCAGCTTCTAAAGAATTACTCAAAAATCTTAAGTTTGGCAATATCAAGAAATCGTTAGAAATTCTTGATGCTGCAATAGATAGAGACGAGCCGTGGGCAGTGGAATTGTATATCAAGGAGTTAATCCCGCAATCAACTTTACTCAGCATTAAAATTGACGCCGAGAACCCAGATAAACGTCAAGCTATTATAGATGCTATATACCATGGGATTCTTTCTCTTAAGGTTCTGAACATAAAAGACGCATGCCATTTGCTTGAGATAATGGAGAAATTGAAAAATGATACTAAGACCCAGACAAATTGAATTTGTAGACAAATGCATTGCTGCCTTAAAAGAGCATGGTAATACTGTTGGCGTTGCTTTTACTGGTGCAGGAAAGACTATATGCCTATCTGCTGTGATCAAGAATTTATTGGAGCAGGGTATTATAGAAAAGGCTTTAGTCATAGCTCATAGAGACGAGATTACCTATCAGAATCAAAGCAAGTTTTCTAAAGTAGCTCCAAATATTGATACTTCTCTATTTAACGGCGATTGCAAAGACGCTAGTGGTTCAGTTGTCTTTGGTATGGTTCAGTCATTAAGCAGACCCAAGGCATTAAAAGCATTGCCAAAATTTGATATAGTAGTCATAGACGAAGCCCATCATGTAACCGCTGAAACATATAGAAAGGTTATAGATTGTGTTACTACAAATAATCCTAATGCTAAAATATTCGGAGTAACTGCTACTCCAATGCGTGGTGATAAAAATAATATTGGCGTAATATTCAGTAATTGCGCCGATCAAATTAGTTTAATTGAATTAATATCTAGCGGGCATTTAGTACCGCCAATTACTTACAGAGTTGATACTGGCGAAACTGGCAAGAAGTTAGAAGCTATAAGCGTTCGTAAAGGTTCTGATTACAACGATAAGGAAATAGCAGATATTCTTGATACTGTACCGCTCAATACAAGAGTTGTTGAAGAATGGCGGGCAAAAGCTGGTGATAGAAAAACAGTTGTATTCTGCTCCGACATAAAGCACGCCTCAAATGTAACTGAGGCTTTTCAAAATGCAGGCGTACAAGCAGAACTAGTAACCAGCTTAATGGATAAAGAATCAAGAGAACAAGCTTTGTCTGATTTAGAGACTGGGAAAATACAGGTGTTAGTAAATGTGGCTATTCTCACAGAAGGCTGGGATTATCCACCTATCTCATGTGTTGTACTACTCCGTTGTAGCTCCTACAAGTCCACCATGATTCAAATGATAGGTAGAGGTCTTAGGACAATTGACGCTAGCTTATATCCAAACATTGAAAAAGAAGACTGCATCGTATTAGATTTTGGTATTTCAACTATTTTACATGGCAGCTTGGAGCAAGACTTAAAGTTAGAGAGTGAAGATAATAGAAAAGAAGCCAGTTCTTGCCCTGATTGCAAAAAGCAGATTCCAGCAAATGCAGAGGTTTGTCCTTTATGCAATGTAGATATAGAAGAAGCAGAAGAGCAGCAAAAGATCGCCAAAGAGAAACGAGTGTTAGAGCGTTTTGTTATGGCGGAAATAAACTTACTAGAGAAATCGCACTTTATATGGACTGATCTACGCCTCCCGAATAAAGCAAGAATGGCAGCTGGCTTTGAAGTCTGGTGCTGCGTTCTTGAGTATGATGGTAAGTGGATAGCTATAGGTGGCAGTAAATCAAAAACCGATCCAGTAGTAGATACAACAATATTACACAGGGGAAATAAGCTACAGGCTCTAGCTTGTGGTAATGACTTTATGAATACGCACGAAACCAATGATACAGCGACCAAGTTTGCAGGTTGGAGGCGTACGAAGCCAACTGATAAACAAAGGAAATGGCTACCACCACAATTTAAAGGTGTACGTAAAATAACCAAAGGGGATGCAAGTGCAATACTTACATACCAAATGCAAGCCCAAGTAGAGATCAACAATGTGCTTAGTGGTGTTGCTTAGTTACGTATTTACTTAAATAGGCATTTACTTATATGTTGATATGTAGTAATACTTATATAAGTAATTAAGTTTATGTGTAAATAAGGCTATGAAGATTATAGCAATTCTAAATCAGAAAGGAGGCGTTGGTAAGACTACGCTATCTACTAATATTGCTTGTAAATTACACTTAGATGGCGAAAAGGTTTTGTTAGTAGACAGCGATCCACAAGGTTCAGCTAGAGATTGGCATTCGTCTGGAGATAATGATATTCCTGTAATAGCTATGGATAGACCAACAATAGATAAAGATATTGTTAAGATAGGTAGTCAATTTGACTGGGTTGTAATAGATGGTGCGCCTCAACTATCTAATATGGCTATATCTTCAATAAAATGTGCAAGTCTTGTTATAGTACCAGTGCAGCCATCGCCGTATGATATTTGGGCGTCCTCTGACCTAGTGGATGTGATAAAGCAAAGGCGCATGTTAAACGACGACAAACCTAAGGCTTATTTTTGCATAAGTAGAAAAATTGCCAACACTACTTTGAGCAAAGAAGTAGTTGAAGCTCTGCAAGGCTATGAGTTACCTACATTAAAAAATAGCACCTCACAGAGAATAATATACGCCAAATCGGCAGCAGAAGGTAAGTCTGTTTTTGAGATGAACCAAAGCAATGAGGCTATTGTTGAAATTACTAACATTGTCAACGAAATTAAGGAAATAATATGAGCATGTTAAAATCAGGTAGACCATCCGCAAACAAGGAAAAAATATTAAATAATCTACAAGAAGAAGAGACTGTAAAAATCAATATGAATATACCTAAGAGTTTTCATAAAGAGATAAAAAAGTTTGCTATAGATAATGATATGACTCTTACTGACCTTGTAAAGAGTTCTTTATATAAGTATATGAATAAATAAGCTAATAAATATATAAAGTTATAAGTAAATACGTAAATAATGCAGAACCTAAAAACCACCCCAAAAACTACAAACTCATACTTAAGCAAAGAGGATTTAAAGACTCTACTCATGAGCAAACAGGACAAAATAAAAAAGCTGGTCAGTGAGGTTCATACCAATAAGAAAATAACCCTGTCTGTTTCTCTTAGTGGCGAGCATATGATATCTACTACAAGAAAAAAACTAACGCCTAGTAATCAAGTTAATATAGAACACTGGCATTATTCTTATACTGTGAAAGTAGACAAGGACACAGCCAAGAAGCGAACATTTTTAAGCATAGTTACAAAACAACTGCTTGATGGGATTTGTGAGGTAATAGATCGTATTACTTGGTATATTGGATTAACGGCTTTGTCTGCTTAAGCTTGGTACAAAAAAAAATGAAGCCAAAACAACTATTAAGTCGTATTGGCTTCTGTAATTCTTTATATCTTCTACATAATAAACCCAAACAAAGAATACTCAGCCAAAACTATTTTTGCAAGAAAAAAAATACCCTCGTACCCATTACAAACTTCAAGTAATAAAAACGGTCGTATCTTTGTATAAATTTTACACTCAACTAAAAAAATGAACCAACCAGCAAGCCAAGAGTAAAGAATTACTGGCAATATTTCTACGATAACTATATAAGCCTTTAGACCCTTATTTTACTTTTAGAGGTTTTTATGAAAATAGGCTATGCCCGAGTATCAACAATTACTCAAAATCTAGACTCGCAAATTGACGCACTCAAGAAAGCTGGTTGCGGAAAAATAATTACAGAACAAGCTAGTGGCTCAATTGCTAATAGAGAAGAATTACTAAAAGCTAAAGAGCATACTTTGCGTTCTGGCGATACTTTCGTTGTATGGCGACTAGATAGGCTTGGTCGTTCTTTAAAAGACCTTATTAGCTGGACTGAATGGTTTGCACAGAACAATATAGGCTTTGAGAGTATTTGCGAAGGAATTAATACCAGTACCTCAACAGGCAAGCTCTTTGTACACATTTTTGGTGCTTTATCAGAATTTGAGCATAACCTTATCAAAGAGAGAACTAAGGCGGGGCTTGAGGCAGCACGTGCTAGAGGCAGAGAAGGGGGAAGGCCTTTGAAGCTAAACGAAAACAAGAGAAAGCTGGCAGTTGATCTGTATAACGGACGTAAGCACTCAATCAAGCAAATATGCGAGACTGTGGGGATCTCAAAGCCGACTTTGTATAAATATGTGCGTGGAATGAAAGAGCAAGAGTCATAGAAGCGTCAGGAGTAGCTTATTTTGCTCGTGCTAGGTTTCGTACTACGTATATACTAAATGCTTCTAAAAATACCCTTATAATGCGTTAATGGCTATAATTGGTATCAAAAGAAAAGTGAATATTGTTTCTGCAAACTCAAATGTTGTAATTTAAAGTACAGCGTTACAAAATACTGAGAGTTCCTTTGCCAACCAAAAAATAACGTTGCCACGAGTTCTGGCGTTTTGGTTCTTGTTCAAAAGTTTATACACTCTAGGAAAAAAATTTGTGAGTATTTTCCAGTAAGTATTTTGCTTGTGCTTCATTTTCTTTATCAACTTCTTCAAGCATTTCTTTTGGCAAGTTTGGTGAGGACAATTTAATGTTGGATAAATAGCTTGTTCTTAATCTGTCCATGGTATCTATTTTGTGTAAATCTCTAAAGGCTTCTTGTGAGTCTTCTTGACTGTAAAAATAAAAAGGAGATTTCTTAGCTATGAATTGAGAAAATGCTTCAATTTGTTCTGGAGTATTTTGAGAAAAAAGACTGCTCCAATTCATGGACTTTATGAGCATGTATAAATCAATGTCCACATCGACATTAGTTTTTTTATTTATTATATATATTAGTTTTTTTATATATAATAGTAGTGGATGGCCACAAGGCAGCATTTTTGCTGCGCTAGCACTGCATTTTTGCTGCGTTGAGGCAACATTTTTGCTGCCCACTTTTATGTCACTTGCTGCGTCAATGCGTTCTTTTTGCTGCTCTATTTTGCTGCCTTGTTTTGTTAAAATGTCATCTTCAAATTCTGCAAAATACGCTTCTGGATTTTCTAAGACGTTTACTGAATAGAAATTTTAAATACCCAGCGCACCACGATACAGTTCTATAAGGCTATCCTCTTCTGCAAGAGCTTCCTTATCTTTCTTCTTTAGCTTGAGCATATGCTTAATGATCTTTACGTCAAAGCCCATTGCTTTAGCTTCATTGAATGCGTCCTTGAGCAAGTCGGCATTTTCTAGGCATCCTTGTTCTATATTTTCAATTTTGTTGATAATTTGCTGGAGCTTTGCAGCTTCTACTATTTCAGTCATTTCTTTTTACTCCTAAGAATCTCATTAAGAATACAAACAAATTGATAAAGTCAAGGTATAGAGTAAATGCTCCCATGATTCCAACTTTACCACTAGCGTCATGCCCACTATAGTAAATATTCTTTAGCTTCTGCGTATCATAGGCAATTAGTCCTGTAAAAATAATCACCCCAATTACTGATAATGCGTATTCTATAGCTGGGCTTTGTAAGAATATATTGATTATAGAAGTCAGCATAAGTCCTATTAATCCCATAAACAAGAATGAACCTAAGCCTGTTAAATCTTTACCAGTTGAATATCCATATAGACTCATGCCTCCAAACATAGCAGAGCAGACAAAGAATGTTCTAGCTATTGACGCTCCTGTATATATTAGCCCCAGTGCTGCTAGAGACATGCCAACAAGAGCAGCATATATCCAGAATAGTATTTGTGCATTTTCTGCACTTATCCTGTCGTAACCAAAGGCAAAATATAAAGAAATTCCTAGTGGTGCAAAACTTATCAGCCAGCCAAAGCCAGTTAAGCCCATATAATGCCCGTATCCATCTGTAGAAAACATTAAATTAGTAAGTGTAGGTAATGTAAAAACTGCTATGGCTGCAATGGCAGTAATTGCAAGCCCTGCGCTCATTAGTTGATATATTTTAAGGAAATACTTACGCAAGCCCTCATCATATTCAGTTGCGCTTCTGGTGCTTTGTTTAAGGTATCTATAGTCGTATTGCATAATGGTATCCTCAAAATAATATCATGAATTTACTTATTAACAGCGTTCTTCAATTTCTGTCCAACCTTAAACCTAGGTTGTTTATATGCTGCAATCTGCAAAACCTCACCAGTTTTTGGATTACGTCCTGCTCTTGCTGCAACTTCTGATACCGAGAAATTACCAAAGCCAACTAGCTGTATTTCATTACCTTCACCTAGAGCGGAGATGACGCTACTGGTAAAAGTATCAATTACTTTATTAGCTTCGTCTTGAGTAATGCTATGTTGATTGGCGACATGTTTTACAAACTCTGATTTGTTCATATGATAATTTCCTTAATTAGTTTAATTGGTGGCCTAGCTGGAATTCATTACAATCGCTAGGCCATAACTCTTGTATCATATAGCATTTAGTTGCTTCTGGGTAAAGTTTTCTTTGAATAAATGCCTGTAATTGTTTTATACGCTGGCTTTTCCCGAACGCGCCTTTCGGCACTAGGGTCTGTTTAGGCTTTTCTTTTATTGTAATTTCGTCATCGAGGTGCACAGTGCACCTTTCGGTAGACTGGCTTATTTCTGCGGTTTATGCCTGTTATTATTCTGTTTAGCTCTCCTGCTTCTCCATTCTTCAAGAGATTTTTTAGCAAATTCTGCATGTTCAGTCGTAACTTTATCTACTTCTTCGCCTTGCAGATTGATTCTAGCACTACCAGACTGTAAGGATTCTTTATAGGCTACGCTGCGAGTATATTTATTCAGGAACTTGCTTATAGTTGTCTTACTTAGCCTTTTCTCTTCTGGTTTTTTATTTTCTTCTTCAAGCATTGCTTTATTAATACCGACCTCAAGAGGCTTTGGTGTTTGACTAAAACATTTTGGATGTAACTTACTAAAATGAGTAAAATGCTGTTTATATAGAGCCTTTGCCTGTTCTATTTGCTTCTTGTGGAGTTCAATAGCTTGATGTTTTTTGTTTAGCTCTTTTGCTTTTGGTGTAGGTTTTTCTGCTGTAGCGGATTTACTATCATTTTTTACATTGGCATTATTAACCTTATGGGCTTCAATTGTTGCCTCCTTTGGTTTAGTTGCTAGTTCTTGCAATTTACTCTGTGTTTCGGCTGATAATTTACCGCCAAGGCTTAGTGTAGATTCTTCACTCATGCACAGTCTTTATTTATGTTATTTTTGACTAACTTATACTGGCCATCGGTGTTATTTTCAAGCCATGAGCCTAATTTTTCTATAGATACGTGCCGATCTGTTGAATATAGCCAGTTCAATATTTTGTTTTTTGGTATAGTGTTAGCTTCGTGAGTTACAGCATTATTGGCTTGAGAGGGAGCGGGGTTGTCATGATGTTGGAGCATAATTATATTATTTTGTATTACAAATTACTACTATAGGGTAGGGATTTTATATAATCTTCCATGAATTGCCAATCTGGGTTGCCGTTAATTGATGGCAATTTAATTGTATGTTGTTTCCAGTAGTTTTTTTGTAGTGTCCTACCATATGAAAATCTAAACCGCTCTAAGTTAAAAACAGTTGTCAAGAACATTGCGATATATGGGTTTATAACATTGTTATTTTCTAAAACTAGTATATTTTGAGAGCAAATATATGCATTACTTTGGTAAAAACTAACACCACTTACGCCAACCATTGCAATGCTAATAGTGTTTGCTGATTGCACGATAAAATCATTTTTATATTCAATATGGCTAGTTAACCCATTATTAAACTGAGTCCGCCCAATAAACCGTATAGTTTTATTAGGTATAGTTGTATTGTTAATGTTCCCAAAATCATACGATTTTGCGATACTACATGTGAATAAATCACCTATAATAAATTCTTTCCATGTCCTTTGGTTAATACTAATATCTGCTTCTGTGATAGAAGAATTCGGGGGCATATCAAGATTAGGTGTGTTATTTACCCAATTTGGAATATCACCTGGAGAGAAGATTAAAGTAGAATTCAATCTATTAGGTGTCACCTTTCTACTGTAGTTATATCTTTTTGATTCCTTTCTTATTAAATAGGCATAAAATAACATCTGCCTTTCTGTTAGTTTAATCTTTGCTTCCAGTACAATACAATCATCTGTGGCATAACATGGATAAGGGTGAAAGAAAGTTGCTCCAACACTACCCGTTCGGGCAATGGTGATTATATTATGAAAATTTGGCTTAATATCTAAATACCCAATAACACCATTATTTGCACCTTGTGATTTAATAACTGGCGTGTTGCCAACTGAGTAATCAGGCATTTTAGAAAATGCGCCACCATATTTTGTTTTAAAAATCCTATTTAATGCAACTAATGTCATCTTTATTCCCTTCTGTTTGATGTAAAAATTGAAAAGCCACGTAGTTCTTTATTGTCTTAACGAAATCATCTTTGCTCAGATTGGAATAATCTGTTTCCATATACGCCTCTGCACACCATTCATCTTCTGCTGCTACTTGCTTAACGGCTTTGTTGCATAAATCAGTTTTAGAATAAAATAAGTTTTTTTAATTAATGCAAAATTGGTATAAATAGTAAAATAAAAGAGTTATAATCAGTCATTTTAGAGTGATTATGCCAAACAAATTACAAGATCCACACCGTCATAAATTTGAGAAAGCGAAATACAAAATTAGCAATAGTCGAGAGTACGATCAAGCATTAAAGAATCGTGGCAGCTTAACGATTTGGTTTTCAGAGGAGTCTATTGCCGGCTGGAATAATATCGACATAGCAAAGAATAGAAAGCGAGGTAGGCCAGCTACGTACTCTGATTTGGCGATTGAGACATGTGTTACTTTAGGATTAGTATACAAACAACGCTTGCGACAAACTGAAGGTTTTGTGGAGTCAATAATCAAGCTATTACAACTTGATCTACAGGTGCCTGATCACACTACTATTTCCAGGAGATCTGGCAAGATTAAAATCTCCAAGTCTTTTAAAACCAAGGATAAGCCGTTAGTTGTAGCGATTGATAGTACAGGACTCAAGATCTACGGCGAACAAGAATGGCAAGAAGAAAAATACTTGCTAAGAACCAGAAAATCATGGAGAAAATTACATATTGGTATAGACGATGAGGATGGCTCTATAATCAGCTCCGAACTAACGAGTCACCTTACTAGCGATAGCGCAACAATGGAAACTTTATTAAATGAGATTGAAAGCCCAATAGATACAGTATTAGCTGATGGAGCTTATGATCAACCCTCTGTATATCAAGCGTTAGCTGCTCACCAAGATAAGCACGGCAACGGTGTTGTAATCAAATCCGTAATACCGCCTAATCTTGGATTTAGAGCAGAAATGCCTGATGATTCTAAATTAAGAATAGATAATATTCGTTTGCTTGAACAAGGGCGAAAGCGATGGCAAAAGAATACAGATTATGGCCGGCGTGCTAAAGCAGAAAATGCGATGTATCGATATAAAGCCATTATAGGCAACAAGTTAAAATCCAGATCCTTTGTAAACCAAAAAACCGAAAGTAAAGTAGCAATTAATATTTTAAATATCATGACAAAACTCGGCAG